CCAACAAAATAATATTGTAACAAATTAAAATTGTTGTATATTTGTTACATGAATATCGAAATTCCGAATAAGCTATTCACATCATTTAATGACGTAACATTTCATGATGAACCACATAAATACTATGTGGATGGTAAAGAATTGATAAGTGTTACCACCCTTATTCACAAATATCAAGAAGAATTTCAGGAAGATTATTGGTCAAATTATAAAGCCGAAGAATATGCACTCTCTCAACGAGAAGTTTTACGTGCTTGGGAATTCATTAATAAAAAAGGAACGATTAAAGGTTCAGCTATTCATAGTTATGCTGAAAATCTGTTTCAAAACAAAGTTTTTCCATATCCAAAACAACTAATTCTTAATGAATTTGGATTTGACCCCGTATTGCCAGAATATGAAATTACAAAAAAACATGTTGATAGATTTTATAAGGATGTTATGGGTAAATTAATTCCAATCAGAACCGAAATGGTAGTTTATGACAGAGAATCATTAATCGGTGGAATGCTCGATATTATGTTTTATAATATAAAAGCCAAACAATTTCAAATCTGGGATAATAAAACAAATAAAAAATTAACATTAAAAACTGAAAGAAGATTGAAAAATGAATTATATGTTTTAGATGATTAAGATTTATCAATATATTAATTACAATTAGGTTTATATAAGTACATTCTCGAAAAAAATACTGGAATTAAACTTGGAAAATCTTATTTAATTTGGTTTTCTCATAATAACGATAATTATGAAATTATTGAAACCAAGGATTATTCTTATTTTGTTGATATTATTGTTAATGATAGAATTAATGAAATTAAAGCATAAAAAAGCCACCCGAATGAGTGGCTTTGTAATGTCTTTTGTAATTCTTAGAGGTTAAGAATACACCTCCACGGCTGAATTTCCAGTGTGACATTCGTTAATTCATCACTGGTATAATCATTATCACCAAAATCAATACTTGTAATCATACATTGCTCCAAGAACCATTTTTCTACCTCAACACCTGTTGGGTCTAATGATTTTAATGTAATATCTTTCTTATATCCTGCTGCGTAACCCATACGACCAGTAAGCGATTCAGCATGAAGACGAACCCATTCCATAAGTTGCTGTGATGTAGAAGGACCAATCGGGTCAAGAAAAGTAATTTGCATCGTGTCCCAAGTATATCTACCAGCAACATAGTTCTGTTCGTTCATATACTGAATTGGAACACTGTTGATTTTCATTGAAGGTCTTTTGAACTTCTGAACTTTCCAAACCTGAATTCCTAATGCGTCATCGAATACTGCGAAGAATCGGTTAACACGTTTTGGTTCGTATTCGAACGGCATCGTTCTTATCATTGTTTCATTTGCTGCCATTTTATCTAATTATTAAATTTTTTTCTGTTTATTTTTATGCTTTATAATAAATACTCAGGTATTTGAAAACCACACTGAATAAAAATAACAAATTTATTTAGGCATTTTACCAGTTCTCTGAAACAACCTAAGTTCTTTATAACTCAGACTTTCAATTGTACGTGGTTTTACTTTTTCAATTTCTCCATCTTCTTCATCATCGTCTTCATAAACTGGAGATTCAGTTTCTTCGAATATAAATTCTTTTTGTGCTGCAACCTCTTCCAAAGTCATTGGCGTTTCTTTTCCTTCTGGTTCAGGACTTAGTAATGCATTTTCAACATTTTCTGGTTCGGTTATAACAGCTACATTTTTTGGTTCACTAAAAATTTGATTAAGAACACCTTTTTTATTTCTTGCCATAATTTTAATTTTAAAATCTATCATTATTTTTCATAAATACTTAAAAAAAGAAAATCCACCAAATAAGTGGATTTTCCAAATTCAAAAATCAAATTATGCACCAACATCGGCAAATGATGCACCTGAAGGAGTAATCGTAAATGTAATACCGATGAATTCAACAGCACGTGTTGGCTTTAAAAAGATTTCACCATATAACTCATTTCTATCACGAGTTTCAGGAGTATTATTACTATCATCCATTTTAATTTTGAAGTCAGTTAAACCTCTTTCTCTCTTGATACCATCAAGAATTGGGTTAGCCCTATTCAAGAATTGGTCAATAGTTGCTTGGTCATTCTGCTCGAATAGAAGTCTGATTGCAATATTGGCAATAAGAACTTTAATCTGAAGCAATAGTCTACGAACATTGATTCTACTAAGTGCACTTTCACGAACTTGAAGTGTTTTTTGTCCGAAAATTGCAGTGCCAGCATCAGCAAAATCAGCCATTGGGTTGATTCTACCTGCGTAAAGAATATCACGTGCTTCCAAACTAAGTTTATATTGTGATTTTCTTGCGTTTGTAACACCACGGTTTAGACCAGCAGGTACATACCAAGGGAATGATACGTTATCAGTATATGCCATTGCTTTTACAACTTCACCAGTTGCAGGAACATAAACATTTACATTATTCCAAGAATCTCTGATTTGAATCCAAGGATAATAAGTACATGCGTAACTACTGTCGATTTCGGTATCACCAAGTAATTTGACGATATTTTGTGCTGCATGCACATCTGCTTTACCGCTATCACCAATTGTTGAAACCAAATCAACAGTTCCTTGTGGAGCATCGATTACATAAAGAGTGTCAGTTCTCTGTTGTTCAATCATATCAATTGTATCTTGAACTAATGCGGTTTGATATGCCCAATTGATGCCCGGGGTTGCGAAAAGGTTAATTGTTACGTTTTCAGGATTTGCAAATGTATCGATTGCCATTTGCCATGCTTGAAAATCATTCGTTGGAACAACCAATGGTTCGCCCGGATGACCCGATTGTCTTCCACCCTGAATATAATCATCACCATATGAACGTTCTCTTCTGTTAACATCCCAACCATCGAAACCACCAGCAGGAACTAAGGTAAATTTACGTTTTTTAATATTGTAATATGGATTGATTGGTTTTTCTACTTCTTGAGAAGTCCTAAAATCACCAATACCCACTTCGAAATATTCTGCCGTGCCGTTAACATACGCAGTTGTAGCACCACTATCCATATGGAAACCTAATGTTTTTGTAAAACCAGATTCTGGTTGTCCACTATAGAAATTATTGAAATTAAAGAAATCCTGATTAATTCCATCACCAGTATATGCAAGTTCCGAAATACCTAAGTAAGTCTTAATTACTTTATCTGTATCAGTATAACTTGTTTTGTAGAAAATTGCGGGAGCAACACCGCCAATATTATCATAATTATTAAACATATAACCCTCAAAACCTGCTGGAAATACATCCAAAGGAATATCTTCAGCCATTTCAACCATCACATATTTACTTAATAATAAATATTCGCCATCGCTCGTACCAATACGCTGTCCGATATAGCTTGATGCACCTTTTATTAATGTACATTTTGTATATGTTTCTAAAACAACAGGATTTGCATCTGTATCATAGAATGTACGAATTACTACATCGAATTGTCCACTATATGGGTCAATGTTTACAATACTAATTTTAATTTCTTCATTTGCACTATTACCATCAGAAATACTGATAAATTTGAAAAGTCTGTCAACACTATTACCTTTTAATTGAGATACAACCCAAGGAGTTTCAGGTGTTTTAAATCCAGTTTCGTAATCGGTAAATATATCAGTAGTACCAGAAACCATTGCAGTATTAATACCGTAAGCAATACCATCATTATCAAGTTTCTTAATAAGGTCAGGGTAGATGGCTTCAACCCAAATCATTGTGTTTTTATCTTTTGGTTCGTAACCAATTACATTAGGTAAGAAATTACTTGAATTAGGGTTTAATGATACCTTATATGTTGCTGTTGTAGCTGTATTTGAAGCAACTAAAGTAAATTGACCATAAATATCGCCAGTAGGATTAATACTTCCTGTTGTGGTATTTCCAGTTATTTTGAGACTTGTTGTTGCGAAAGTTGTAACAGAAACTGAATCTATTGGTGTTTTTGAATCTGCTCTACTTCTGATAACAGCGAGAACCATATTATCATAATCATCATAAGCACCAGTTGTTGCTGAATAAGTCATCGTAGTATCAATTGCAGTTCCACTTGTACTTGTCATA